TTATACGAGTATTTGAATAAGGCACTGCTGTTCCGTTGATAGCAAACCAAATATCAATATCGTCAGAACCACCATCTGTTTTATCAACCTGAGCAGAAAATTGTATGTTGTATTCACTGCTGTGACTTGGTGTGATTCTTGTGTTATTAACAATTGTTATCTCGTTAGCATCAGAAATTGTTTCAAATATCATCGCAACTGGGGCTGTGCCACCACCTGTGTTTGTTTGTGTTGCTGTGGAGAATGCGCTCAGATTGTGTTGATGGTATGCAGTGGTTTGTTCTGTTGAATCACTGAAACGAATTAAGTCGTCAACGATGAGTGAGCCAACGGATGCTTCGCCTCTGGTTAGACGATTATTATTTGCCATCCCACAATTTTACATCTTCCAAGGGTTAGATTGACCAAAACTGACAGGAACAACTGGGGTGACATCGGATAATCTTTTAGGGTCATAAATTGCTAACAAAACGGCTTCAGCCCTATCGGGTGAATGAACACCTCTTCGTTTCATATCTGCCTTAGATTCGATTTGGATACGACCTGAAGAATCTGATTTGAAAGTTGGTCCAGCAAGTTGTGTCAATGTTTGTCGGTCAATGTCTAAATGAACTGATTGTCTGCCATCGATAGGTTGCATCAAGGTTCGACCATTCCACCAAAGTTCTGCTCTTGTGTTTCTAAACTTTGATTCATCCTTTGCTCGTTCGGCAACATTGATTGGAACAATTTTTCCTTTATGTCTTCCCTCTTGCTCCCACTTTTGCAATAACGACACAACACCCCAACCAACACCGATGGTGTCCACTTTAACTCGAACCTTGTTTGTGTTTCCACGCTTTTCATGTTCTTCTTGTGCTTTATCAATTTCTTGTTGGATTACTTGTGCAACATCAACAGCGTTTGCGTTCTGTTTACCTGATGAGCGATGAACGATTGTGCATTTGAAACCATCAGCCTTAGCGATAACGAACTCGTCTCCACCATCTGATGCAATATCGACACCAAGTTTTATGTCTTGTGAATCAATCGGGTCATCGTTTTGTGTTGCCATCTCAGCCCAAGTGAAAGGAATAACTTTTCCAACACTGCTTCTTGGAAATCGGGCGTGAACTCTTGCTTCAATGAATGGTGAATCATCACCGAATTCTGAAACAACATCATCAACCCAAGTTTGGTCAACAAGGTGTGATGCAACATCGTGTGTTTCAACATGTGGTGGGCATGAACGGCAACGCTCAGTTTTCTCACCTGTGAAGTTTGGTGTATCGAGTGCTGATATGGGAATCACATTGTAAAGAGGCGAATTGCAAATACGCTCAAACCATGTGTCCTCTAAATCTGTTGGAGGGTTTCCAAGAACCAAAAGTCTTGTGTGACCACCTGTCATTAAGGATTCAAGTGCTCGACCTATCGTGTCACTAATTCCACCTGCCTCATCAACAACAACAAGAAGATTCGGTGCATGTATTCCTTGAACTGCTGTCTCATCATGCGCTGCTGGACTAAACCCATAACCAACCACTGTGTTATTGATTTTCCATTGCACTGTCAAAACATCACCGGGTAAATCGTTTTGCGCTGCAACCTGTCTAATGTTTTTCCACAAAATGTTTCGCACTTGGCGATGTGTTGTCGCTGTGGTCACTGCAACTGCTGTTCCCGGGGGATGAACACTTATCCACCAAGCAACAGCGCGTGCAGCCAAGTGTGATTTGCCGGGGGCGTGACATGCTGGAACAACTGTTCGTTTGTTATCCCTAACCGATTCAAAGATTTCAATTTGTTTTGACCATAAAGATTCACCTAAACCATCGAGGACAAAACCAACTGGGTCATGCTCATACTTTGCCCACTTGTTTGTTAACTCTGCATCTAACATTTGTGAAATGACATAGCGTTCTTGGTCATTCAACTCAGCGAGCAACAAAACTCGTTCTTGAGGTTCTAGTCTGAGAATCTCATCAACAATTCGTGTTTGCACGGATTATTCACCTTTTCGTGCGTTAAGTATCTTTGATACCTTTTCTTCAATCTCCTGTGTTGAGACCTCAAGTTTAATTGGTGCGCCTTCTGCACCTGTGTGTTCAAGTTGTTGTTTACGACCAAAGACTTGTTGTTGTGTTCTCTCTAACCACCATGCTGCTGCTTGCCAAGTACCGTGATGTGCAGACTTTTGGATGATGGCAACATTTCGTGAAACGGCTTCGGCTTTCGCTTTTTCTACTGCGTTGGAAAATTCTAAGAATATTTGTTCATCAGGGTTAGGTTCAACTCCTGCATCAATTTTCTCTTGCTCCTTACGCCCTCTTTCAAGCCACAAATAAAGGGTTGATTTATTTATCCCACACGCTGCTGAGGCGTGCTCAATATAGTTTCCGAGTCTCAGGTTCTCAACGATTGCATCGGAAATTTCTTTACTAATTTTTGATGGTCTTCCAGCGTTGCTCATAATGTTTAATTATACCCTTGTTGATATTCGTTGCATGCTTCCAAAGGCATTATTAAAAGTTCTGCAACATTTTGCCAGTTTTCGATTTTGTTTGCCCAATTGTTTAACTCTTCGGTTGATGCACGAAATTTGTATTCCCCAACTTTGCATGTGGTTCTACCGATTGGTTGATTACCGGGTTTGGTTTGTCCACCTGAGAGTATTTCGGAGGCATCTTCGGGTTGGAATCCTGTGCCTTTGAATTGTCCTGCTGAATTGATTAAATGGTTTTTCAACTCGTTTGTGTCGTAGGTGGCAAGGTCTGAGGTTCTGTTATCGACCAGCACAATTTTGAGTTCTTGGTCTTCATCCACATCTACCCATGAGACGGCTATTTCGAACCATCCTAGGGCTTTCGCGCCCTCATAGGTGTGGTTGCCTGTCAGGATGTGTCCTGTGCGTTTATTTGCCACTATGGGGCGATATTGACCATTGGCTTGGAGTGATTCGATGATTGCACCAATGTCACCCTCTCTAGGGTTTACTGGATAGGGTTTAAGGTTTGTGATTTGAACTGTTTCACATTTAACAAAATTGTCTGAGGTTGAAGGGTTGGATGGGTTTTCCTTTTTCACAACCTTTGGTTTCGGAATTCCAAGTCTTTCCCTGATTAGGTTGATTGCTTTAGGTTTCGATTGTTCGGCTTCATGAGACAACTGGTCTTTCCAAGCAGAATACGCAATTGGGGTGACTGTGAAATGCCAAGCAGAGATTTTAACCTCTGGGTCATCTTGAAGTTTGTCAGATGGTTGTTTATCAGATTTAGGTTCTTCCCCATCGTTAATGATTTTCTCTAACGCTTTAATGTCACCTTCGTTGAATCCTGTTCCGTTAAGGTCATCAAAGGTTTTAAGAATGGTTTCCAATAATCCTTCGTTGTAACTGGCAAGGTCATTGATTCGGTTATCAGCCAACATGATTCGTCTTGCTTCAACTGGGTCAACATCAACATAGACTGCTGAGATTTGTTTCCAACCAAGTTTCTTCGCTGCCTTGAATGTGTGGTTTCCTGCCAGTATCACATTGTTCTTTTTGTTCACCACAATAGGTTTGAACTGACCATGGTAAGACAAAGATTCGGCTATGGCTTGAATGTCACCACGCCTAGGGTTTTGAGGATAAGGGGTTAGGTCATTCAGTCTTACTTGAACTGCTTGCCCAACTTTAATGTTCGCTTCCATTTAATCCAATGTTTTGAAAGTTTTACCATCAACAGCATCATTCATGGCATCAATCGTTGTTTGATTTGGGACATGGGGTTGCATTCGTTTCAACTCACGAATCTTCAACTTCTCTGGTTTGTACCCATCAATAGTTCTACCAGTTTTGCGTTGCTTCTTGGGATTACTTTTGAACGCCTTACCGTTAGGTCGGTTTGTGTCGTTACCTTTTGAACTCGGTTTCTTCATTACTTGATTCTGTCTAAGTCGCCATTTGCTCTGTCAAATACACGCATTGTGTATGAGCCTAAACCAAAAAAGTTTGCAACTTCACGATAAACCAAATCTGAATCCAACTCACCACAAGTGTAAAGGTCGAATTGCAACATGCCCGGAGTTTCCTCATCCCAAACATGCCAAGCAATATGTGAGGTTTCGATTAAGACACAACAGGTCATTCCCTTGTTTCCGTTTTTTTCAACATAAACTGCTTTAGGTTCAATTAGTTTTTTCATACCAATTTTTTCAACTAGCGAACTCATCCACTTCTCAGCAACTTCTGTGTTGACTGGTGGAACATAAACTTCGCCCATAATTATTTGATGCAAGTGTTTCATTGTATTTTTTTTACCTTTGGTCGTCTGCCAACTCGTCTAACAATATTGCCATCTGAATCGTATTGTGGTTCTCTAACTGTGTTACCTCTTAAAATTTTGTAAACATTCTGTTCAGTGACCCCCATAGTTTCTGCTATCTCGCGATAAGTCACATTGTTTTTACGCAAACGAAGAATCGTTAGTTTTCTTCTTCTGCCAAGTTCTTTGATTTGTTTCTGATGTTCTTTAATCATTACTGTCATCATTTGAACTTCTTCAAGGTCTTTGTTTTCTCTTTCCATCGCATTCATCTCCCATCTTGATATTGTAGTTGTCATTTGTTCTTAGTAGCCTTTAGGAAATCTTCCATAGTGAAATCTTTGTCTTGGTTTTCCTGTGTTAATTGTTTTAATAAAATTATTGTTGCCATCTCTGCTTTCTCACGCTTTTCCTTGTAGTTGTTTAACAAAACAAAAACAGGCATCAAAAGAAAACTTATTGCAAACATTAAAACAAAACTTGCAACCATTATTTGTGCTAGAAGCATCCAAAAATTGTCAAGCATGTACTACCTCCCTGAACTCAATAAGCAAAGAATCTTTTCCTCGCTGTGGTGCAAAAAATTTGATGCTTCTCAAAAACTCTGGTGAATCATCTACAATTACCCCTGCATCAACCAAACCATCTATCGCTGCTTTGACGGCTGGGTTACAAGATGCAACATCTTGCAGACGACCTCCCCTTTGAAAAACTTTTACATCAACTTCAATGGTTTGCAGTCGGGGAATTTTTGCTTGCTTTGCTAACAAACAAAACGCTGTGCGCCATTCTTTTGTCAACTCTGCTCTCACCCAACGATTCTTGGAACGCTCAAAATTAGTTGTCCAAGGTCGCTTCTGGTATTCAAGCGAGTACATTAAAATATCCTACACCAACTGGGGTTATGTCATGTACTAAGGTTTAGGAAAGGCATGTCGTTCTTTAGTGAAGTCATTATTGAACTTCCAAACATTTTCATACTTGTCAACCACTGGGATTTCTTCTGGGTTGTCGTTCTGTTTAACTAATAAACCTTTTTCGTAGGACTCTGTTCTGTGTGATTCAATCCAGCCGTGGCATCCTGTTGTTCCTGAGCCACACAACAAGAGCAGGTTGCTTGGGTCGTTGATTTCTGTTTTCTTTGTTCCACCCATTCCCCTAGGTTTACGATGGTGGATGGAGATTCCAAAGTCAAAGTTGTTTGTTCCACAATTTTCGCATTCGAAAAAGGCTCGTTCGATGATGCGTAATCGGACTGCGTTATTTGCGCCTGTTTGTTTTCCCATAGTGCTTTGAATTGTAATCCAGCGACCTGATAATTTTCCATGCAACTCAGACAATAAATAAACTTTGTTTTATTATGTGAAACATTGTTTTCATATAGTGGAACTCGACATGTTGCTACTTCATCGACCACAATATGTAGTACACCAAAAATTTCACGCCACAACAATCTGAACTCCCAAATAAATAAGTTTTGTGAGGAAATTTACTCTAAACCATAACCTAAAACAAGTCTTGCATTAAAACAAGGGTTAGTGTTGACCCCCTATATATTGTGTGATACTTTTTGAACTCGAAGTGACAGAGGCTTAACAATAAAACTCTGGCTTGATTAACACTCAAGTAAACCTGCGTTAGATGCAGTTATATTTCCTTGCAAGTTAAAGCAAGCGTAACAGACAAATAAACGATAAACTGTGAGATTTTATTGGTGGTATTAAAACGAACTTCCTAATACTGGATTACAAAACTGATTTAATCATTTGGCGAGGTTTGGTCGAAAGACCCCAACTGAAAGTCCTCATCATCCCATACTGGGCGAGACTTTAGAGGTGGTATGTGTAATGCCAACCTCTGTCCTTTCAAGCCCTCCTGACCGAAAGTTTAGATTAGGTTTATTTGTTTTATTGTTTCTTTGATTGGTTTTAGGTGTTTGTGTAGGTTCGGTAGTGTGTAACAGGTTTTGTTTCCCCATGATGGGTTTTGTGTTTGTTCAAATTCGGTTTCATGTTTTATGTCAATGCAAAATGCTTTGTCTGTTGGTGCTTCAACTCCTAAACAGATTGTTCCTTTTTGTAACATTGAATTATATTTGGTTGCACGAAAATCTACCCTGTCTTTTTTAATCCAGTGGTCTCCCCAACTGACAACAAGTTCTAAATGTTTTTGACCCCACGGAAAATCAATGATGTAGTCGGCTGTTGAACTGATATTGGCAACTTCTAGGTATTCCCTGTGTTGGTCGTTTCCGTCTCGTTTAATGGCGATTCCTTGGTCTTGGATAGCCCAGAAAATGATGTCTTCCATAATCCAACCGAACGCTATTTCAACCCCATATTCGAGGGGCGTTCTTTCATCTCGAAGGAACTCAAGGTTGCATCGGCTGTTCAAAAAATCGATTTCTTCGTTGGTCAGGTTTTCATGAACAACATTTCGGAAGAACTCAAGTTTGTTTATTTTGGAATCTCCGAAAAACTGGTCTTCATATTGGGACATTCTTGAACGCAAATTAACATCTAAGTTTTTTGATATTGTTTGAATTAACTCAAATTTAACAAAATTATTCAAATTACATTCTTAGTTGTTCCTTTATTTCTTCAACTTTGGAAACAACCTCTTCCTTACTTATCGCATCCTCAAAAGTTGGTAAAACTTCTTCTGCTGAAGGTGGAACAGGTGTCACGATTGCTTTTTGTCTGTTCTTCCACAAAACCTGTAAAAGTTTCACGGCAACTGGACTTAATTGGTTATTGCTAATGCTTTTCTTAATCTCAACACTAATATCATCTAAAGTTTTTTGAGACGATGCTAATTCAATTCTTCTTGTCAAATTTTGTAACGCTTCATCGAACTCTTGACGATTGTTAACTTCCTGTGCAGAAGCAACACCACGCTTAGTATCTGCTGCAAGAACTGCAACTATGGCTCTTCCCCACGCTGCTGTTTCTGCATTCATAACTTCAGAACCACGAGTGAAACTTGTTGCCCCCGGAACTAATTCCCAAGCAACACCAACCCCCGGTCTTGGGTCATCAGGTGTTCGGTAAGCGCACGCTGTGTACATAATATAATTTTTGCCATCCAACAAATAAGTTAATATTGGTTGATTCAGGTTTGCTGGTTGTAAACATCCTGTTGGATATTTGTCTCTAAAAATTGATATGCGTTCTGCCACATCAACATAATCTTTCAACCCATCTTGAAATGTTGCCATTTGTTTTCTCCCTTACTCGGTTGTTATCTTTAAGGATAGTTTGCCATCACGGACTGACACTCCTTGCACAATTTCACCTGTGTCTGCCCAAATAACTTTTTCACCATCCACGACCACATTCTTTTTGAACTCAGCCAAATCAACATCTTCTTTGGTTTTAATAATTTCGGTTTTAGAATTTGCTTTAGCCCAACTCAAAAGGCTTTCTTTGTCCTCAATGATTGGGGCATCGTTTCCTTGGCGTGTAGAAATCACACCATTTGGTAAGGAAATAGTTTTCCTGTCCTTTTTTCTTTCCTCAATTGCATAGGCAATTAAGTGTTGTTCAAAGAACTCTTGTTTAAGGGCAATCTGTTTATTAGATTTATCTAACCAGTCTTGGATACGATTGCGTTCTTTCTCAGCCAACTGCTCGTTGAGTTTTATGCGCTCTTCATAGGCGCGATATTTGCGTAATGCCCAATCTGCTTTGAAATCATCTGTGACCTTAAAACCATCGGAATGATTGGACTCTTCTTCAGGTAGGTCGTAATCTATTAGTTCTCCCATGAGGAATAATATACAACAAGGGTTTAGGAATCACAACATTAGGGTAAGTGTGTCACAATTAGGTGAACTCTAGCCCTATATTCTCCCTTGGGGCAAGTGAGTAAAATAGGGGAATTTTCCACCAAGATTCCCCTATTCCCTACTTCTTAGAAATAGTTTCCTGAATCTCTTTTTGAGTAATCTCAATAACATCAAGTCGTTTACCTAATTTGTCCATTTTGGTTTCAAGGCGCACAACAACATCTTTCAAAGACTTACCAGAATTACGGCTCAACTCACCATCAAGAACATTAAGTCTTGCCATAACACTTGGAACAGCATCCCTACCATCATCAGCAGGTTCACCTTCCCAATCCCTACGAAACTTGTTAACCCAACTCAAAAAGCCTTTAATTGCCCTCATCGGTTTTGATAGCACTTTGATAGCAATTACCACAACAACGATAATCGCACTCAAGATTCCCACAATCTCTACCTGCAAATCCCCAAGGCTCAGCGTTGTACTCATTCTTCTTTGTTCCTAAAATCGTGCGTAACAATGTAAATAATTGTAGTGACAAGAATAGTCCATCCTGTGATTTCTTTAGCAGTTCCCTCAAGGACAAGCCAAGCAATAAATAAACCAACTAAAGTGAAAGTCTCATTTAGAAAGGCGCGTAAAAACTTCATTTAATTCGAACTCCTGTGCTTCGCATTGCAGTACCAATTGATACTGAACTGGCTATTTGGGTGATAATGATTGCGCTGACAACAACACTTTGTGCTTCTTCACGAACTTCAGGTGACATATCATCACCAATATTTAGAAAAGCCCCAACTGATTCGTCAGCGATAGCAAACACTTCCCCTGCAATTTCGGAGGCGAACTCAAAAGTTTGAGCAACAGCATCCCCGAATACAGCAAGAACTATTTCTGTACTATCCAATAATCCCACATTTTCTTCAACTGGTGTAGCATTTTCATCATCAGTTTGTATTTCTTCGATGGGAGTTTCAATTGTCTCTTGTTCTATTATTTGCTCAACTATCTCTGGTTCTAGCGTTGCTATCTGTATCGGCTCTGGCGTTGGTAATGTCTCTGGAATTACCTCAACAGAAATCGCTTCGTCATTTGAGTTATCTGTTAATGGTTCTTGGGTTGGTAATGGCGTTGGTTCTTGTGATGGGGTTGGTATAGGTGAACTGGTCTCAGTGGGTGTTGGTTCTGGGGTTGGGGTTGGCGTTACTGTTTCTGTTGGCGTAGGACTTGGTTCAATCGTTGGTGTTGGTTCAACTGTTGGCGTTGGTGTTGGAGTTGGGGTAGGACTTGAGAGCATCAAATTTGTTTGCAATAAATATGAACCAGTGGGTGATTGGTTACAACACATGTAAGCAAATGATGTTGCACGAATAAAGTATTCACCAGCCGTTAAAGGCATACGAATAATAGATGCTAAAACATTTGTGGCACTATGCAAACCATCATCATCTGCACGAAGTTTATTTACACCTTGCCAAACTTCAATCCAAGAATCTATAAACGCTGTATTAGTTTGTGGAGTGCCACTGACAGTATTTATAGTCGCATCAACAGGTTCAATAATAGTGATAGGAACATCAATATAAGGCGTTGTGCTGTCAAGATTTATTACTACATCTTCAGCAACTGCAAAAGGAGAAAGATGAACTCCTAATGCAAAAACAAGACCGACAATACTAACGACCCTAAGCAAAAGCCTAGAAATCATTTAAGTGTTACTTGCCACCTTGTTCTTTGGTTTTTCCTGCACGCTTGAACACTGCATCAACTTCGTCTTGTGTAAGTTTGCCATCATCCAAGTAAGCAGCAGCGAGCGAAGTAATTACCTTGGACACTGCAAGCGCCCCAGCAATAATTGCCGAATTTAGAGGAGCGATTCCAACGAAACTTCCTGCACCAATTGCAGGTAACGCTGTCATCAAAAATAGTGCAAACGAACGAGTGACAACATCTAAACTAACTTTGTATGTCATTTTTCCTACTTATTTTTTAGGTTTGGCTTTAACCTCAGTTACAGCCTTTTTTGGTTTATCGGTTTTTGGAGTCGCAACTCCTGCTTTGTAAACAACTGCTGGGTCTTCAATGAAAGGACATGAAACATCATTACCGTAACGGAATGGTGCAATGCGAGTTTCAAGGTGAAGATGTGGACCTGTTGAATTTCCTGTATTGCCTGAAAGCGCAATTGTTTGACCCACTTTAACTGCTTGTCTGGCTTTAACTTTTGATTCTTGTAAATGGCAGTAAAGAATATGATAAGTAACTCCATCTTTAACACATTTAAGTTTCACAACATTGCCATAAGATTTATCAACCATGACGGCTTCAACAATGCCATCAGCAACTGCCAACATTGGTGTTCCAACTGGCATACCATAATCGATGCCTGTATGACGACCTGCTTTGTATCTTGTGTTTGGTTTACCCCAAGGTTGGGTAACTCTAGGTTTTTCTACTGGGTTAGGCATTATTCCTCCATTGAGCGAACTTTGCCGAATTCTCCATCATTAGGGTTTAATGCGCGAAGAATCACTGGAAGAACTGAGGCTAATCCAGCGTTAACATAAAGTTTTGCGTTATCAAGAGTTAAAGATGCGATGTCTGCACCATCAGCCAAAAATAAGGCTAAAGATGTTGCAAGGAAAACGCGAAGATACTCTTGTATTATTGATTTAGTTTTTGAACTCATTAGATTATTCTACCTCTTCCCATTCTACTTCATTTTCATTCCAAAAATAATTTTTTCCATCAGTAGGATACAAAATTGGTGCTTTCCAAATACAAGTTTCTTCATTTAGAATCCAAGATTCAAAAGGTTTTGGTGCATAAAAAGCATTACGAACTTCATCATAAATATAACCAACACCTGCATAATTTTTTCTATAATTTCCATTATATGAAGTTCTTTTACAAACTTGATTTCTAAGAGTGCCATAAAAAGTTTCCCAAGCCTCAGATGAACCACCAACTTCTGTTCCATCTAAATCAATTTGTGTAATATTTTCATCAACACCTGTTATGACTTCCGTAACAATATTGTTTTCATCTAAAAAAGCGTAATAAGCCATTATGAGAATGTCACCTGTCCTGTTCCTGCTGTAAATGTTACAACTCTAAAACCATCGGCTGTGGCTGTTGATGAAGTCAATCCACCACCGACAGAAATACTAAAAGTTGAAGGAAATTTAATTATTACAACACCAGAACCACCGTTTCCTCCACTGCTATTAGTTCCTCTTGTTCCACCACCACCACCACCAGTGTTTACAGAACCTGCTCCTCCACCACTCGTAGCAGCGTTACCACCACCACCGTTTCCACCTGTTCCGTTTGATACTGAAGTATTACCTGCTCCACCACCTCCACCACCACGAAATACTGATAAACCAGAAATTGTACTTGCTAAACCAACACCACCCAAAGAACCATTATCGGGGCTTACAGCACCACTTTGACCAACAGCACCAGCACCTCCACCACCACCACCGTTACCACCAGCAGCAGCAGAACCTAAACCACCATCATTACCCTGACCTACTGTTCCAGCACCACCAGCCTTATTGCCTCCTTGACCACCGTTACCACCACCACCACCAGAACCACCACCAGCACCAACTAAACCAACTTGACCAGAACAACCACCACCACCTCCACCACCAGTAGTTGTGATGACATTAAAAACAGAACTTACACCACTAGAACCAGTAGAACCAGCCCCTCCACCATTACCTCCACCACCGACAGTAACTGTGTAAGAACCAAGAGCAGTTTGAGTTGTTCCACTTAAATATCCACCAGCACCACCACCACCTCCACCACCGGTAGGAGTAGCGTAACCACCTCCACCACCACCACCGGCAATTACTAAATATTCAATCGCTAAAACACTAAATTGATTAAACCTGTTTCCTTTTTGCTTATTAGAAATTACAGATGTACTTGCTTTGGTAACAGCCATGTTATGCCGTTATTTCTGCGCCAAAAGCCTGAAAAGTTAAATTTGTGTTTGATGCCATACAAGAAATTTGGTCGCTGGCATTCAAAGTAATACCGAGAGTTAAAGCAATTGTGTCATTTGCTGGAACTGATGAATCAAAAGCCAAATAATTAGCATTAGCAGTCGCTGTTCCATCAATTCTTGTGTTGATACGATAGGTAGCAGCAGCAGTGCCACGGTTACAAATGATAAAAGTTGAAACAACTGTTTCAGTGTCAGCAGGGACAGTGTAAAAAGCAGTGTCGGCTGTTGCGCTCGTTGCTTGAGCAAGAATCTTATAGTTAGTTGGCATTATATTATGTCGCTCCTTATGCGCCCATTAGTAAAAATGATGTGAAGTCTCCACCACCACCACCAGAAGTGAAAGCAACCCAGTCTGCACCATCATAAGTATATAGGGTGGAATCAGCAGTTAGGTACGCAAACATTCCTTGACTTGGGGAAGGGATAGCACTTGTGCGTGCAGCAGTCCCAGCAAAAACCATAATTGTTTGGTCTTGCAAATAGCCTTGAACTTGCGCTGCTGTTAAAACATCACCAGCAACGAATACTTTACGACCTAAACCAGCCACTTATCAAACCTTCCTAGTCAATGCTTCCCATTATAGGGGCAAAAAGTGCTATTCGATACCAATAACGACTTTGGCTTCTGCTTCTGTTAAACCAAGTGCTTTAAGTTTTGTTATAGCAGAATCAAGTTTTGTTTGGCGTTGTGTTTTAGCCAACTCTTCAGCCTCAACTCGTGCATCATTTTCTGCTTTTCTTTGTGCAATTTCGGCATCAGTTGGTTCTTCTAAATAAACTGGGACAACAGAACCTTCAGGGGTTATATCAACAGGTGGTTTAGGCATTAAAAATCAACTCTCTGTCAGCAATAAAGGCTTCTTTATCTGCACCTTTTAATTCAATAACTTGGTCATCTATTCCGACCATAATTTTTTCTGTTGCCATATTCATCACTCCTATTTATTAAATCCGTATGTTGATATTGAGCCAGTAATGGAATTTGTTGCAGGGGTAATTGTAAATCCTGTATAAGAAGTTGTGGTATTTAAACCTCTTCCATAAGAGGTAAAATCTATTCCTGAACCACTTGCAGCAGTTGTTAAAGATGATTGAGCAGTTGTAACAATTGTTTTAAAAGGATTGTAAAGATAAAACATTCCTAAATTTTGTACAGCAGTTTCAATACGAAATGCTTCATTCCAACTTGTAGCAGAACTTGTTCTTGCTGCACTAACGCTTGACCCACCTGCAAAAATTGATTGAGTAAAATACTGAGAAGCAGATTCATCAGAACCAGCAACCCTTAATCTCATAGTAAGAAAACCAGCGTCACCTAACACTCCATTTAACACAATTACATAATTATCATAAGTTGCACTAAACACATCATTAACAGATACACTTGTTGCCGTTCCAAAAGTAATTGTTCCTGTTGCACTTACTGAGCCTGTGGCAGCAGTACCACCAACGGTCACCGAAGATGGAACAAGAAGAGTTAAACCTTGCGCTGTGCTCACCGAAGCAAATGCTGCACCACCTGCACCATCAGCACGCAAAAAAGTATCAATCGGTGCTGTACCAGAACTTAAACCTGACACACCAAGAAGTGAATACGCTGTTGTCCCACCTGATGTGTTAACAAGGGCGTAACCTGCTGTTGCTGAACCTGCTGTGGAAGAACCAACACCAACTTTGGCTTCAATGGCTTCGACAGCATCGTTAATATCTGAATGTTGAACTGAATGGGATGGGGAGTCAAGGGTGTTACCCGAATTAGGGTTAGTGAAAGTATCTAAACTTGTGGGAAAATTTGTTGCCATTTTAACCTAACCTATTTCCTTCTTCAACTTCTCCATCATACTCTATATTAGCATCGTAACTAATACCTGTGAGTGGAATTGTTCCATTAAACGGAATATTAGCATCATAAGTTGTTCCATCATCGTTGTAAGTTTCTTCCGAAGCCCCACCATACTTGTCTTGAGTTCCACCCAGTGTTCCAAAAATTGGGTCATCGAGAACGAATGGTGCATAATCGAGGGTACGGAAACGAAACTCCATTTTGTGCCTCTTGGAATCAACCGAATGCTTAATACCAATGATTTGGGCATACCTGTCAATAACAGCACCAATATTGTTTGGTTGGAATTTGATTCTTGCCACATTTGTCAACTCAGAACCTAAAAGTTGTGCCTGTTGATTAGATGGCAAATCGGTGATGTCTACAAGTATTCGTTCAAAACGATACTCAGGCTCATCGTACCTGTTCAGCAAAGTCACAACAGCAATCGCTGCCTCAGTGACATCGGCTAAAAATTTATCTCTGCTTAAAGTAAGAATCCCATAGGCTGTTTGAGAGTTTATAGAATCTCCGGTGACAATGAAATCTTGAATATTTGTTATTTCAACTCTGTTATACAAAAGTTCTGAACCATACACAACCTCAATCTCTGTGAAAGGGACACCATCGCCCTCGGAAGAAAAAGTGATTAGAGTTAAAGTTGAAGGACCTGTTAAACCATCTTGTAAAGTTGCTTTACCATCAGAACCAATAAAAAAGTTTCCATCTTCGGTGTAAGCAATGTTTTGTAAATACTCTAAAGCGTTTGTGCTAGTGGCAACTGTGCCAGCGAGTAAAGGCACATGTCCAGCACTAATATCTCTTTCGGATGCTGACCAAGCAACTTCGGGAAGATTCAGAATTCTTTCCATACGAGGACCGGGCAATTCAACTGGTACAGCCAACTCATCAATGTATTGTTGGGATAGCAAAGTAAATCCGTCAATACCATTAGCGATAGAAAGATTATTACCAGCCAAATCGTACTGAAGATTCCAGTCATCAACATAACCTAAATAAACAGCAGAACCATTCGCTGTTATACGAATCTGGCGAAAAGGAATAAGTTGTTCAGAAAAAGGACTAGCAGGATTCAATGGGTCAAAAAGTCTTGTGTCATTATTTAACGCAATAGATGCAACACCTGCTGTTGCCCTATCCAACTCACGAGAAATACCACGAGAAACAGAAGCCCCAGCAACATACTCGGTGACATCAAAAAATTGTAAACCACCAAGAGGGAACTCAGTGTTATCTAAAACACCCGATGTTGGGTCATCAAGGTGAAA